GATGAAGACGGCGTCCCACATTTTTCACGTACAATTCACCTTATCTGGAATTTATTTGTACCTGCTACCGAGAGAATTAGGCGCGTTCGTGATAAAGCTCAGCGAAAAGCAGATAAACTAAATCATAGTGAAATGTATATAAATCATGATTTGGAAAGTGTGAATTACGAATGAACTACGATCAACACATGAGCCAGCTGACGGAAGCTATCACCACAGACAAGTCAATTGCGCAGCCGTACCGAAACTCTCTGTTGTCGGACGCCCGCCGACTCCATATGCAGATTCGAGGAGCTAAGACTTTCACGAGTGTCAAAACACCAGTTGGCCTAGCTGATCCGATTGTTGATGTTTTTTGTACGTGCCCTGAAGGTGGTCGACGACGTAATTGTCCGCTGCATGGGGAGGTAGCATGACTGACGAATTTCAAATAGCCACTGTTGATCTTCGGGAAGAAGAGTTTGAGACCATGAAGGAATTGCAGGGCCTCGTCAAGGACGTTCGTGACCATTTTATCAAGGAGCATCCGGAGATGAATATTGGTTCTCTTTTGCTAAGTGAGAGCCAGCAAAAGAGGTTACGATTCGAACGCTACTTGAAAGGTGTGCCAGAAAAACAGATCAAGCAAAACTATATTCAGAGTGTTTGTGGCATCAAAGTAGTCATCAGCAAATACGAAAGTGGTTGCCCAGGATGTGGCAATGAGGTACACTGGGAGTAAATGCAACCGAATGCAACAACAGAAAAAAGTACATCAGGGATAAATCCGTACAAAACGAGTGCTTTTGACCAGTTTCTGACTTTTAGTGCCCTCGGAGGTCTAATCATTGATGACGATGGAAAACTTAACGAGATGAAATTACAACAATTTTGTGAACTAGTTGGCATCGAAAGAACTATGACTTGGCGATGGAAGTCACAACCAGGTTTTGCAGAAAAGGTCAGGGCTCGTCGAGCAGAAATAGTGCCTCTTGCCCGTGAGACAAAAGCCTTTAACCAACTATTTTTACTGGGCATGCAATCACAAGACAAACGTGCCGCAGTCGATGCCCTGAAGACGTATCTTGGCCATTTCTCGCAGCTTCAATTACCTGTACAGCGCCAAGATATAAAAATCCAAGGTGGCCTCATGGAAGTTCTAGAAGCAGCTGAAGCAGACGGTATAATCGAAGGAGAGATCAGTGAGTCAATCGAGCCTGACGCCGGATCAAGCGGTCAAACTGCGGGCCTACTACCGCTCCCATCCTGAGTGGTTTTTTGAACATATACTCGGATTTAAACCGTACAAGCAACAGATTGAGATCGCCCAGAGTGTAGTACATAACCGAACTACGACGGTCGCTAGCTGTAACTCTGCTGGTAAGACAGGTACTTCTGGTTGTCTGGTGCCATGGTATTTGGCTAGCTGGCGTGAATCGCTGGTAATCACCACAGCCCCAACCTGGCGTCAGGTGAAAGACCTACTGTGGGCTGAAGTAAACACACGTTATGCGAAAGCAAAGATCCCACTAGGTGGTTCACCCCCTAACATGACGGGTTGGCAGATTAGTTCTAACTGGTTTGCGGTCGGTGTGTCTAGCAAGGATCCAAACAGGATCCAGGGTTATCACGCGGACAGTGGACGAATATTAGTAATCGCCGACGAAGCTGCCGCTATTGAGGAATTAATCTTTGAGGGTATTTACGCCATCCTAACCAGTGCTGACGCGAGATTTCTAATGCTCGGGAACCCTACCAGTCAGTCGGGTACATTTCGCGAAAGTTTCAAGCCAGGATCACTCGCAACCCGTATACGCATTGATGGGTTTGAGACACCAAACTTTTTGGCAAACAATATTAAAACCGAGGATGATCTTATCCGAATTGTTGAAGCCTCGATTCGAACCAATACACCGCTAGAGCAACCATTTAAATCGCTTATTTCTCCTATCTGGGCATATGAGCGATTAAAGAAATGGGGTGTAGGATCACCGATGTATCAATCGCGTGTTCGCGCTCGTTTTCCTGAAGTTGGTGAAAATAATCTCATACCACTTAACCAAATCGAGGCAGCTTCTACTGACGAGCGTCTAGAGAAAATACTTGGCTTACATCTCGTGAATGGCGATGATGAACAAGAAGAACTCAATGCCCGTATTCGCAAGGAAGCTCTCGAAAAATACATAGCCGATCAGAACACGGTTCGTGGCGTGGACGTGGCTCGGTTCGGGTCAGACAGTACCGTCATGCAACCACGTTACGGAAAAATACATCCTCCTGCTCAGTCGTGGCACAAGATGGACACCATGCAAACTGCTGGCCGAATATGGAATATGATTACGAACTTTCCTACTGATATGACCGCTATAGATGTTATTGGTGTAGGTGGAGGGGTTGTTGATCGTCTTCATGAGCTTCAAGACGAACAAACAGCACTTGGAAACGGTCAGTGGGCTCAGATAGTTGGAGTGGATGTTGCGGTGTCGCCGACCGATAAACCCGAGGGAATGGCTCAAATGCAGTTTGCAAACAAACGAGCTGAGTTGTATTGGAAACTGAAAGATATTTTTGAGTCTGGGGATATTTATCTCATGCCCGACGAGAATGGTCTACCTCCTGAAGACTTGCAGGCAGAACTGAGCGACATAAAATACGATTATCGAGGCAATAAAATCTATATCGAAGAAAAAAAGGATATGAAAAAGCGGTTGCAAAAAAGCCCTGACCGTGCCGACGCTTTGATGCTTTCATACGCCATTAGCGGAGATATGGGTTGGAATTCTTCAGAAGAGGAACCTGTGCGCGAAGATGAAGATGACTATGAGCCATCTACACATGTTGAGGAGGATGCCTACGCCGATGATTCCATACTCATAAGCGAATATTAAATGTTGACCAGAATATTACCGCCGAAGAAGTTATGAAGATCGGGGACATTGACAAGCGCACTATTGCTATTTCAATGCTTGCACCTGGCGAAATGTTGAAACAGCTTTGCGCTACGTTAATCCACACTGGCATCAAAGGTAACCGGCTATATGAATGCCCGAACTTTATGGATACTGGCAACACAGAATATGCCCTTGTCATGGACGATGCTAGTACACCAAGGCAATTCATCAAATTTGTTCCTCCAGAAGTTGGTAGCAAAAAAGATGCTGACTTTGCGACTGCCAGTGGCTATAAAGATGCTGAGGGCAATAGTATGCCAGTTGAAGATTATTTGCTTATTGAGCAGGAGGCCTGATGAGAATGACCACGAAAGAATCCAGATGGTACGTCAGAAATATTGATGATGAAACAAAACGTCAGATCAGAATCTATGCCGCAGCGCATGATCTAAATATTGCCGAGGCCATAGCTGCACTAATACAAATAGCTCTCTCGAAATAGGGAGCTATTTTTTTATTACGGTCGTTGTGCGACAATAAAGCAAAATGGCTGACAAAAACGACTCTGATAACAATTTGCTGCAACCGATGTATTCTCAAGTCTTTGGTGCGCCTGGCACATGGATTACTGGTGGTTTTATATCCAACGAAGAATATTTGCCTCAGCTCCTTTGGCGTCGCGGTATTGATGTTTATGATCACATGCGACGATCAGATGCTTCTATCCAGGCATTGTTGAAGGTTGTTAAGCATCCACTGCTTTCAGCAACATGGGACATTGAGTCAGCAAGTGATGAGGAGTTTGATCTTTATGCCGCCCGCTTTGTCAAGAACGAACTCTTTAACCGCAACGTTATATGGTATCGATTTCTAAGAGATGTTCTAGGAAAGTGTGAGTTTGGCTTTTCTGTCTTTGAAAAGACCTATGAAGAAACTGAGTTCGAGGGACAATTCCGCGTCGGTATCAATGAACTTGGTTGGCGCAAGCAATGGTCAATTCTTCGTTGGGAGACAAGCGATCACCAGCCTGGCGTTAGTCAGCAACTTCTAGGTAGCCTTGTCGATATCCCCCAAGAGAAGCTGCTTGTATTCGTCAATGACCGTGAGGGTGATAACTACCAGGGTATTAGTTTGCTTCGTTACGTTTACAAAGACTGGGATCTGAAGAAGTCTGTAGAAAACCTGATGATTGTAAGTGCTATGCGTGGCATGGGATTTCCGGTGGTTGAATATAATCCAAATGCTTCTTTGAATGACCAGGAGAAGATGGAAAATATTCTTAAAAACTTCCGTTCTCATGAACGACAGTATATGTTTTTCCCCGAAGGTAAATTCAAAGTTGACTGGATGAAGGTTGAGACGAACATCAAGACTGACCTCATACCGATTCTTGAATACTTACAGCATGAGATTGACAAATCTATTCTCGCTCAGTTTATAGATTTGGCTGGTTCTAGGTCAGGGGGTGCGGCTGGATCAAAGGCTCTTAGTGAAGACCACTCACAACTCTTCGAAAAGGCCCTTGAAGCGGTCGCTAATGAGATCGTTGATGAAATTAACACGAACCTTATTCAGCAACTTTGCGACCTTAACTGGAATGAGATGCCGAATGGATATCCTAAACTTACATACTCTAACATTGGCGACGAGAACTTATCGCAACTAGCTGAGTACATGAGTAAGCTGGCTTCCGTCGATCTTATTACTCCTGATCCTGATCTGGAAGATAAGTTGCGTCAGATCGCAGACATGCCAAATCTTCCCGATGACATACGTGCCAACTATGACACGAGAACTACGGCCCAAACTCAAGCACAACCACTTACGAAACTTGGTCCTGGCCAAAGTCCAAATCCGCCATCCCCAACAGGACAGAAACTGCAGAATCCATCAACGGACAGTAACAAGAATAACCACGCTCCAGATATGAAGCCAGCATGGGATCAGACCAATCGGGTTACACGCACCAATATGAAACGTGACCGTGCTAATAAGCCAACCCCTGAAGCTAACAGCTATCAGCTGACATTCCCTAAGGGCGCGCGAGCTAGCCAGTCCTTAGAAGAAGCTAAACAGTCCAGAGATGCACTTTTGGCTGCAATCATGGAGGAGTAATGCATCCGTTCCATGAGCTTGAAAAACTCAGTGCAGTTATTCTGGCTGCCGAAAACTGGGCACCTGAATTTTCGAAGGCACCAGATCAGCATGCAGCCTTAATAAAATCAGCTGCTAAGCTTCAGCGTTTGATTCTCATGTATCTTCGTGGATTATCCAAGAAAGCGCCGACACTTGTGAACTGGTTTGAATACTCTAGCGCTGCCTATGCGCAGCAAAGAGCTATGCAACAAGGCATAAAATCCGATGGCATTCAGGCCTACGACGTCAACGTTGTTATTAACAATGATGCGGTAGGACAACAAGACCAGGCCTTTATAAAATTGGTATTCGACACCGTTGCCACGGTGACTGCTCTTGGGGCTGATTCCATGGAGGTTGAGCATGGCTTACCCGTAGGACTCGATAGCACCAGTAGTATTATTCAAAATCTAACCACTAAACAGCTTGCGAATCTAGTTGGCATGAAGGTCAACAAGGATGACAGTATCGTTCCGAATCCTAACCCTCAATACAGCATTGATGAGACTACACGGACAAAAATAGCTAATAGCATTAAGACTAGTATTCGACTCGGCGAGGATCACACCCAAGCCGTTACAAGGCTTCAGAAGGTAATTGCAGACCCTGCACGAGCTGACATGATCGCATATACGGAATCAGTCCGTGCCTATGCCGAGGGACGAGCTGCGTATGCACAGCAGGCTAATGCAACATTCAAGGTTTGGTCCGACAACGCTGCTATTGATATTTGCGCAGACAATGCCTCCCAAGGGCCAATACCAATTGATCAGGATTTTGTAAGTGGTAATCCAAACGAACCGGCTCATCCTCACTGTAAATGTTTGGTCACCTATTTGTGGGCTGATACCGTGGATGAGGCTAAGAGCCAGTGGGATCCTACGTCTTAACCGAAAGAAAATACTCTGCAAGTAACTGATTTATGAGACCAGACTTGTTCAGCTTTTTGAGTTTCTCTGTATTATTTCGGTTTATATAAATCGTAAAGTTTGGCATGCATCACCTCTTATGCTTCTCAATATAGCACGTATGTAATTATACTTATAATTATAGACAAATTGTATTCAGTCATAGATTATTAAGCTTAACTATGCCAAACAGAACACAAACAGGTAGTGTGCAAGGTGCAGTGTGGACAACCGCTTACGTGGACTCTTTACCAGACTCAAGTTTTGCCTTTGTGGATGGTGATACGCGTAAACTTCCATACAAAGACAAAGACGGGAAGGTTGACTTACCACATGTTCGCAATGCCCTGGCTCGATTGAATCAGACGCAGGGTATTTCTGACGAAGAGAAGACTAAGATTCGTACAAAACTACAAAGTGCCCTAAAAAACACTAAAGCTGCAGATGACATGGTACTCCGTACCGTAAACGCTATTCAGGCATCAGACGGGGATACAGCCACACTTCCAACTCGTGTTCATCTTTTGCGGGACGGCGATTTTAATACTCAGAAATACGGTGAAGTACCTATTGCTGCCAGTGATTTGTTTGAAATGAAATTCAATTTTGATCGTGGTGTGGGTATGGCTAACGAAGGTGAGACTGGGATACCGATTGATTTTGCTCACCTAAGCAACCTAAACGCTGCCGGCTGGATACGTGGTCTTGAAGTTGTCCAGGCAGATAGTGGTACAGAGTTATGGGGCACGGATGTTGAGTGGTCAGATTCCGGTAAGTCCGCATTGCTCGGTAAAGAGTATAAATGTTTAAGTTCAGATTTTTATCCAGGTGCATTTGGTGAATGGGTTGATTCCGAGAGCGGTATAACTGCCAAGAATGTTATTGTTGGCGCTGCTTTAACTAACAGGCCGATGTTTACTGGCAACAAACCAGTAATCGCGTCTGATGGTGAAGCTGAAGCGACCGGAATTAAAACCGTTATTTACGTTAGTGCAACTAATGAGAACAATAAAAAGGAGACAAGCATGCCAAATCTAGATGAACTGCGCGTGAAGGCTGCAGCAGATTTAACTGGTGCTGAAGGTATTTATATAGCTCAGCACGCAAGCGAGCTGTCCGAAGACGAGCGTAAGAAGTTCGGTCTAGAGGCAGCAGTGGAGTCAGAAGAAGACAAAAAGAAGCGGGAAGAGGCTGAAAAAGCAGCAGCTGTCAAGGCTTCTAATGTTACTGGCAACGAAGGTGTCGTATCTATTCAGGCCAGTGAGCTTAAGGCTATGACTGATGGCATGGCTGCAATGCAGGCTAGCATAGATAAATTACAAGGTGAACGTCAACAGAGTGACCACGACAGTATTGAGGCCAGCGTTAAGACGCACGCTGCACGTGGCGCTATTAAAGCTGATTCTGTTGAAGGTTGGACAAAGATGATCGAAGCAGCAGATGCTGATGGTCGCAAGATGCTTATGAGCAATCTTGAAAGTCTTTCAGACAACCCACTACTTGGTAGAAAGTTTGGTAGTCAACAAACTGAAGGGAGCGCTGCAATGGACGTTGAAGCCGAAATTGCTAAGAAAGTTTCAGAACTAGTTGCTTCTTCTGAAGCTAAGGGTGAGCCAATTGATGCATTTAAGGCTCGCAAGCAGGTGCTAGCTGCAGACAGTGACTTGGCTGCCCGTTCGACTGAGGCTGCTCGAGCTGCTCTTGGATCATTCAATCCATTTGAAGCTGCTTGGGGTACAAACGCTGCCGGTATCCAAGGTGTGAATCCAGAAGTAACAAATAACGCATTTGCGAAATAAAAGAGGGAGAATAGAAAAATATGGGTGCACTAACTTGGAGAGAAGGGTCAACCCGACTCGCATATCCAGCCGGTTATGACTTCACTAGCAGCGGAGCTAACTTCGAGCCTACATTTCAAGGTGTCAAGTTAGGTTCTGGTGGTACCGCAGGGCAGGTTGTTCCTTGTGCTGCGAACACTGATGAGATCATCGGTGTCATTATGAACTGTCCTCTTGGTGGCGTTGGTGATACCGCAGATATTCTGTCGGTCAACAGTCAGGGTACGGGTAAGGTGCAAGCTGGTGGAACTATCGCAGTGGGTAACTATCTGACGATGGATTCTAGTGGTCATGCTGTAGCTGCTACGCAAACTACCGCAGGTTCACAGCCAGTAGTACGAGTGTTTGGTCGAGCACTCAACGCAGCCGCTTCAGGCAGCCTTGTCGAGTTTCAAATCTTGTACTTTTTGTACTAGGCAACTATAAACATAAAACGAAGGGAAAGTAGATAAATTATGGAAGGTCAGATTTATATACCTCAAGCGCTGACTAACATGAGCCAGCAATACCGTAATCCTGACGATGCATTTATCCAGGATATAGTTGCTCCAGTGCTCATGGTTGAACGCAAGACAGGCAAGTACGCCTACTACACAAAGTCAAACCTACGCAAGCCAACCAACTCATTGCGAACCGGCAAGCAGCGAACTGCCGAAATCGACATGAACGTTGAATGGAAGAACTACAGCACGCTTGCAGAACACGCCCTAAAGGGTGGTCTTGAAAAAGATGTTCTTGAACAATACTTGAACCCACTCGACCCTATGTTTGACATGACACGTCAAGTTATGGATTCTATGCAACTTGAACGTGAGATTAACCTGGCAACTACCTTGAGCAATACTTCGGTTGTAACTCAGTATGCCGCTCCTAGTACTCAGTGGAACGCTAGTACTGGCGCAGGTTCACCGTTTATCGACATTGTTACAGGTGTAAACAGTATGCTTGTCAACGGTTTGCGCACGCCAAACACCATCTTTATGGGATGGCAGGTATGGTCACAGCTTGCAAACCACCCTGATTTGCTTGACCGTGTGAAGTACTCACAGCTTGGTATGTTGACTCCTGAATTGTTTGCAAATCTTGTAAGCAAGGCAAGCAACACTGAAATTAGTCGTGTTGTTATCGGTAAGGCCGTCTACGACAGCAGCACTGAGCAGGTTCCACCTCCAGGAACTACATCGAACGCATTTATTTGGGGTAAAAACCTATGGCTGGCCTACTGTACTCAAAATCCATCACTACGTGAGGTAAATGGTATGTACACATATGTGCTTCGTAATGGACGTTATGTTGATGGCTGGCCTACACTAGATCGTAAGACTACTTGGATTCGCGTGAACGATTACTACAGCCAATTCCTGGTTGGACCAGAAGCGTTCTACATGATTCAAGGGGCTGTGGCCTAGAAAGGACCAATATGGGTTTAGTTTCAAAGTTCCTCGGTCAAATCGGAGTATCTGGATCACAGAGTAATCCTGCAAATATTGGCTATCTTTACGGCCTGACGTTAGGAGCCGGTGGTCTTACAAACGCCGGTCCTACTAATGAGCAGGGTAGCGTAGTGGTAGTGGGAAACGTGGCCACATATGCTCCCACGGCTGCGCAGTCCGGCACATTGTTTGTGCTAAATCGTGCTGCTGGCACAACTGTTACGCTACCAGCACCAGCAGTAGGACTTAAATACTCGTTTGTTGTTCAAACATCAGTCACAAGTAATAACTATAAAGTCATTACAGATGCTGGCACTACTTTCCTACAAGGTGCATTGAGCGAATCAATCGCGAGCGGAGCTCCTAATGTTTACGTTGGCGATGGGTCAACACATATTGCCGTAACCATGAACGGTACTACTACAGGTGGATTAAAGAGTACACGCCTCACCCTTGAGTGTATTACTGCTACCTTGTGGCAGGTTACCGGAGTTAGTGTTGCGTCTGGTACAATTGCAACACCGTTTGCTACTAGCTAAAATTAAGAAAGGGTAAAATGGCTAATTTACAGTTTTTAACAAATGTAACGCATGACGGTGTTATCTTTAAAGGTACCCAGATCGTTACTGACAAGCAAGGAATTCAGAAAGTGATCGAAGGAGTGATCGTTGATCTTGAGGTTGATACGCGTCACCTTAAGGACGTTGCAGAGAATCTCATCGATCGTGGACTTGCTAAGTTTACGAATAACCCTGCTACACACACTAGCAATTTTGTCAGTCAATCTCAGGAAGCGATTCCTATCAATGCCGCAACTGGAACAGGTCTAGCTCCCGAAGCCGACACTATCCATGCACAGGATGAACAGCGCAAACAAGAAGAGGCCACTAAAGCCGCTGCCGACGCTGCTGCAAAGGCCGCTGAAGCTCAAAAGGCACAGGACCAGGCTAACGTTGCTGCACAGAATGCTGGTCAACAGCCACAGAATGGTCAACCAAGTGCTGAACAAATCGCTGCCGACGCTGCTGCAGTAGCTTAAAACATAAAAAAGGAGCCTTGAGTGGCCTACGACAAATATACATATGACGTCGCAACTTCGGCACAACGTGTAGAGATAGTTAGCAGTCCATCAGCCAGTCCCGCAAATACCACGGTCGTATCCTCAGCAAGCTCGGTAACAATTCTCGCTGCAAACGCTGCCCGTAAGGGAGCGACCATTACTAACGACTCAACAGCCATACTATATTTATCTTTGGCAGGAGGCACCGCTTCCACGAGTAACTATTCAGTACAGTTATCTTCTGGCGCGTATTATGAGGTGCCGTTTACCATAAATACCGCTCTAACAGGTATTTGGGCAAGTGCTAACGGAAATGCAAGAGTAACGGAGCTAACTTAGAATGCCCCTATTCCCTGGAACAGCTTCTAAGACTGTCGCTGGTCTGGTGAAACAGACCGTTTATAATGTTCGTGATTATGGTGCATTAGGTGATGGTACGACTGATGATTCAGTTGCTATTTCTGCCGCGCTGACGGCTGCAGCGGGTGGGGGAGTTATATTTTTCCCTGTAGGTACATATATTTCTTCAACTGAGCAGAACGTCACCTCTGGCATTACTGTTATGGGTACGGGGGCGAACTCTATCATAAAGCGCCGTACTGGTAGCGTGAGTTACCTAGTGAATGTCTTTAGGGTCACAAGTCAGGCAAATGTACGATTTACCAATCTACAGATAGATGGCCAAAAAGCCGATATCATTACCAACTACGAAACACAAGCCCAAGACGGCAGTCACATTTATATAACCTGCAATGGCATCTATATTACGGGTACAGGTGCAAGTCCTAGCACTAATGTGACGGTAGATCACTGCACCATCCATGACTCTTATTATGGAAACGTCAATCCCGATGCCGTTGATGGGCTTATGATAGAGTCGAACACCCTTTTTCATGGTCGCGATAATCAGGTAAACGGTCGTACAAATGGTTCTGGTGGTTGGTGCAATGATGTCACCGTTCGCGGAAATGTTATCTATGGTCAAGGGCCAATTACAACCAAAGAACAGTTCTCTGGTATTCAATTTATACGTGGTACTAATCTAACCATTTCAGAAAACATCTGCTATGGCTTCGGAAACACCGTAAGCACCGAAGGCAATGGTATCGGACTTGAAGGATGTCGCCACGTTACTATTAGTTCCAATGTCTGTACACATAATTTGTCGCAAGGCATTAAAGTGGACCAGACTGTTGAGGGAAGTCCAAATCCTTGGCTGGCTACCGATGGTTACGTGCCCGGTGACTGTGTAAGTTATTTAAGCAATAACTTCGTTGCGGCAACGTACAACACAAACGCCACACCGCCAAGTGCTGCAACCTCAAATAGCAACTGGACGTATCAGGCAAGTGGGCCATACAACCAAAATTCTGTAGATGTCTCGATCTTCGGCAATACCTGTGCAAATAACAATTACAACGCTGCTTATAGTATTCAGACAACAGGTATATTCGTTCAATACGCCGAAGCGGTGGTGGTGGCCGAAAATAGTTTGTATGGCAATTATACTGGTATTCTGCAGGGTCAGAACGTTCGCGGCTGGAGTATGTTAAATAATTCTATTTATAACAATCAGACCGCTGGCATTGCTATGTACAACAATCTGAATGCTTATGGTCCATATACTATCGAAGGCAATTATGTTGCTCATAACGGTGCCAAAGGAATAGATGTCGTTGTTCCCTGTTCAATTCTTGGCAATACCGTTCAGGCAAATGGACAAGCGGGCATAAGTCTTTCTATTACAGGTACTGTTGTACAGACACATCCCTTCTTTTTAGTCCAAACTAACGTGTTAATAGATAATGGTGACGATGGTGTATTAGTAAACGGTGGATTTGCGAGCACGGTTCCAGTTGAAATACGCGATAACTATGCCCCGGCCTCTTCCACTCAGCCTAGATTTTTGGGCGAGAACGGTACGGCCTGTAGGTGTACCAATAACCGCGTGGGAACACAATCGACTGAATTGTGGTATTTTACTAATTCAGGTTCAGTATGGATTGATGAGAAAACCGAACAGATAGCGAACGTAACTAGCAATTATAGTGTTGGCATTGATGACCAAATAGTGCTTGTTACACCTGGATCGAATACCACAGTCACACTGCCAGCTCCGAATACAACCCATCCTTCTGCGCATCCTGGTCGCACTGTAACCGTAACAAAAGTAGGAACATCCGCTAATACTGTCACGGTAGCTACTGCTGGTGGCTCAATAAATGCCACCACAACAGTGGCCAATAATTCATCGCAAAGGTATGTTTCGGATGGTACGAACTGGAATGCGGCATAAATACTAGATTATGATGAAGTAAACATATAGAATGGAGAGCATGGCGTGTCATCACTATGTTACATTTAAACGTAAGATGCCTGACGGCATTGTCTGAGGGCATAACCTCAGTCGGAGGATAAACTAATTTCAGCAACATTTGAATTTGAAGAAGACAACGGCACCGCAACAGGTTCGCCGTTAAAAGGGACTACACGAACCGCAGCTCGTGCTGAGGTCAACTGGAAAAATATTGACGATAGCACAACCGCTTATAGTTCAAATCCTATTACCGCTGGAAATAACAGTTATACCAAATACCAGTTTGGCCATTTCAGTGGCTCATTCAACCAAGTGAGTGCTGGCTTATTTGCACATACCGCTACCGCCTTTGGAACTGGGCTAACGCTTAAAGGGCAGCCAGCTTGTACATCAACAGCCACAGCGTTGGTTTATGCTACTCCGGCAACGTCAGCCAATGCTGGTCTTACCGTGGACATGAGCTCTGCAATCGCTATCGGTTCGGGTGTTCAGGTCCAATTTACTGCCACCGGTCCAGAAAACAGTGCTACAGCGAGTGCAGCTTCACTGAGCACTAATCCATGTTATACAAACTATCTAGCTACGCAGCTTCAGACAACTACTAGTGCTGCTCCTGGCGACACCGCCCAGGTTACATTAACTTTACAATATAACGAAAACTAGGAGTTGTCAATGTTAGCATTCAACGCCAATACGCAGCAAGAAGAAGAAGTTACCTGGGCAAGTGATGCTACAGGTGAACTAATCTGTACGTTCCCTACCGGACACTTCTTAAAGTTTCCTAAAGGAATCACAAAAGAACAAGTTGCTTACTTGCTCGAGGAGCACAAACTCCATAATCAGGGTAAAGAGATTATTACACCTGAAATGGAAGCAGCAAACCAAGCAGCTCTCAAAGTGACCCAGGATATTGCCCAAGAATTAAATGGCAATACAATGCCAGAAGGAAGTCAAAACAATGCTCCTCCAGCTCCCGAAGTTCAAGCACAGCCACAAGCCTGAGCCGTTTCTTAGATGGCTATTCGTGGCGACCTTTACGGATGGTCATGTTATTCAGCAGACCCAAGAGGATAAATGTTTCAGTCGTGATGATGGTACAGGTAGTGCGTTCACGGATGTCATAGAATATACCCAAGGTCATCTTATAGGATTCTCGCTGTTTCACATTAACGGCAAAGAATCAGTACAGGTTGATCTTAAAAGCGGTAATTTCATGGTAAACGGCACTCCCTTTAGTGTGCATAATCAATATTTTGACCCAAGCAAATATGATTTAAAGCTGGTTTATTTTCGTGAGACTAGAGTGGATCAGGATATTACGTCAACAGTTCAAGACGACATGTCGGTAAACCAAGAACAAACTGGTGACCCAAGACACTATGTTAATCGCTATTTTGTAGGCTGGGAAACGGTGGTTAATGGTCAAAATAAGCAAGTAACAATAGCTGTCGGCTAAAGGAGCATCATAATGGCACAATTATACTTAATTCAGAATACAACGGCTACAACCACTGCTGCACCCGTAAAACAACCTACTGGTACAGCCATACGCACTATGTTACAGGTTGCATTGTCTAGTACGTTCCCTGCTGCACGTATCGTTGAGTGGGGTTGTTCATTTGATGGTTCAGCCGCAGCTACTCCTGGCCAAATTGAATTAGTAGAAACAGGTTCAATATTTGCTACAGTATCTACTGCTGCTGCAGCCGGTGATATTATCCCTTGGAATGATCCAAATGCACCAGCCAACACTGCTGGTGGCTCTGGCGTGCCGTTTAACTTAAGCACAACCACAACAGGTTTTGCGACAGCTGCAGGCACCGAAGGTTCAATTACAACTACTCGTGAGTTTGATAGCCAATTAGTAGCCCCTACAAATCAATATGTAAAGCAGTTCCCTCTTGGCCGTGAGCCAGCATTAAACCCAGGCAAATGTCTCCGTATACGTGCAACGTTTGGTACGACAGTTAATATGTATTGTTATGTCATCGTGGAAGTGTGAAGTATATTCTTATTAGAATTGAGATATAAAACTTATGGCCAATACCACATTCTTATCGGCGGGATGGGATGAAACCCAAGACGGGTCATTTTATGCCGGCTTAAATACGGGTACTGGTTCAACAGCAACCTATGATTCCACCCAGGCACACGCTGGTACAGGGTCTTTGAAATGTGTTGTTACGCAATCCGGCCAATATGCATCCCCTTATACACCCGATAATACGGTTGCTGACGCTGGTGGCTGTATATCTGCTTGGTTTAGGTTCTCCACAGTTTCACCTGCGACCCTTACAAATTTCCTTATGATGCTCACATCTGGAAATGGTTCGGGGCGTATGGGCTTAGGATTAAATACCAATGGCACTATAAACTTTGCTCAAAGGGGTGCTACCCAGGCGAATGGGTCAACAACCCTCTCAGCCAATACTTGGTATAGGATTAGCCTAAGTTATACGAACGCCTCTGTAAGCACCTGGGCTGCCAAAGTATACATAAATGGTACCTTAGAGATAAATGCCAGTGCTGGTGTCCAAGGCAATGCCTCTTCTACTGGGGTTGTCTGTGTATCGTTTGGCCAAAACTCTTCATCGTTTGGTTCGTTCTCAACTCCTGCTGTATCGACCATTTGGATAGACAGCATGTACATTGATAACCGTACCAATCTTACGGATTGTGGCGCTATCGATGTGACCGCAAAACGCCCATTTTCAAACGGTACAACTAATGGCTTCACCACTCAAATAGGCGCAGGTGGTTCAGGATATGGTACGGGACACGCTCCACAGGTCAACGAACGGCCTCTTAGTACAACCAATGGCTGGTCAATGGTCGGGGCTGGCAGCGCCGTTACCGAAGAGTATACCCTTGAGGGGGCGTCCGTAGGTGACGTAGATATATCTGCGGCTACCATTAAAGATTTTATGGGTTGGGTAGACGTTAAGGCACTTATTGCTGAAACCGGAAGTATTATCGTCGGTGGAGTTAGTTCGAGCATTAGCGTCACCACCAGCGCGGCAATATTTACCCAAGCAGCTGGTTCTGCAACATATCCGACAGGTGGCACGGCTATTGGGGTTATTACGAGTACGACCGTGACAACCTTCAGCCTTTACGAGTGTGGCATTGTTGTCGCATACACTCCCGCTATGAATCCTGTAGGTAAATTATTAACGGTCCAACAAGCTATGAATAGAGCAGGAACTTACTAATGTCTAGGTTCGGAAGATCTCAACCGTTCAAGCCGATAGTAAATATCTTTCGTCTTACTAACGTGACCACAACTCGAACTATCCTCGGTGAGTCGCGCATCCAGGTAACAA